TAAGCATACAAAGTCACCGTTTCATGGTAAACCGTTCATCCTGGAATTGTGGGAAAAGGCATTCATCGAAGTGGTGTATTCCTTCAGGAAAGCATCGACCGGCTTGCGCCGATTCAAGCGTGTAATCTTGCTGATCAGCCGGAAGAACGGAAAGTCTACACTGGCCGCAGCGCTGGCCTTCACCGAGCTAATGCTTGGCAGTGGCGGATCCGATATCGTGTGCTCATCCAATGATGATGCACAGGCCGGTATTATCTTTGAAGAAATCGCCAACATGCGTGAGCTGTTTGATCAAAAAAACAAGCGTACACATAAAAATCGCAAGCTGATCATTAACAAGAAAAACAAATCAAAAGTGTTCAAGCTAACCGAGAAAACACAGAAAAAAGAAGGCTACAATATCGAGTTCGGCATCCTGGATGAGTCGCACGAAATGAAAGACAACTCAATCGCAAAACCGATTCAGCAAAGTCAATCGACAAAGGATGAGCCGCTGTTTATCAACATCACCACTGAAGGATTTATCAACGATGGCTACCTCGACAAAGAGATGCAATACGCAAGACGTGTAATCGCCGGTGAAATTGAAGATGATACGCTTCTCGCCTGGCTCTATACACAGGATTCCGAAGCGGAAGTCTGGCAGGATGAAACCAGCTGGTACAAGTCCAATCCATCACTCGGTCTGATTAAAAAATGGGATTACTTGCGAGATGAGATAAACAAAGCAAAGCATGACAAAGGCGATCGAATGTATGTCCTAGCTAAAGACTTCAATATAAAGCAAAACAACGCTGAAGCCTGGCTAATGGAACATGACTACATCAACAATGCCAGATTCAACCTGGATGACTTTATCGGTTCTGTGGCATTGGGTGCAGTCGACTTGGCTGAAACAACCGACCTGACCTGTGCAAAGATCCTACTGATGAAAAAAGGTGATCCAACCAAGTACATCCTAACCAAGTACTTCATACCAGAGTCAAAAGTGACACAGGGATTCATCGATGACAAAAAAGATTATCTTGAATGGGCAAGAAAAGGGTTCATCGAGATAAATGAAGGAAACGAGGTCGACTTGCAGAAAGTCGCTGACTGGTTTGCAAGTTTATATAAGCAGTTCAAGATCCGAATTTACAAGACCGGCTATGACAACCGCTTTGCGAAAACATGGTTGACATCAATGGACAACTACGGATTCGATACCGAGCGTGTGGATCAAAACCGCTGGACAATGAGCAATCCGATGAAGCTGCTCGAAGCAGACCTGAAAGCCGGCCTGGTGAACTACAACGATAACGAGGTGGATCGCTGGTGCCTGGGTAATACCGCATTGAAAATCGACAATCTCGGCTTGGTCATGCCGGTGAAAGTCCAAGATGCCAAAAACCGAAGAATAGACGGTGCAGTGACCAAGATTATACTCTATGCCATGTGGCAGAGATACCGGACAGAGTTCCTGGGAATGTTGAGGTGATAACATGGGAATTATGGATATTTTCAAAAAGCCATATAAAGAAAAACCAAGCAATGCAGCGCTTGCGGTTCTCAATGGCAACATACCTATTTATACGCAATTCGGTCAAAACATCTATGCCAGTGATGTAGTACAGCAATCGATTGCCTGCATAGCGCAGGAAATAAGCAAACTCGATCCCAGGCATATTCGATTCGGCAAAAACGGATTGCAGGAAGTTGTAAGGGATGAGATCAATGAGCTGTTCGAATATGGTGCAAACGATTGGATGACCACAAAGGACTTTCTAGAGAAGATCACCTGGCAGCTGTTTCTGAATTACAACTCATTCATCCTGCCAGTGTTCGATGAATACGAAACGAAAGACAAAGTGAAGAAAAGAATATACCGTGCTTTATATCCGCTGGATCCTAGCGAAGTCACATTCATTCAGGATGGAAATGCGGACTTGTGGGTGAAGTTTGTATTCGCTGATGCCAATGAGCTGACGGTAAGATATACCGACATCATCCACTGGCGCTATCGTTTCTCGGTAAATCCGTTCATGGGTGGCAATGCCAGCGGCCAGGCGGACACCGCAGCGATCTGGCAAACGGTCAATATCAACCACCAGCTGCTGCAATCCATCGAAAAATCGGTCAGCTCATCCATGCAAATACATGGCTTGCTGAAGGTTCAAACCTTATACAACGATGATTCCGCAAAGGCTGAAATCGCTCGCTTTGAAAAGCTGATCACTGAAGGCAAAAGCGCCATCCTGCCGGTCGACTTAAAAAGCGAATATGTACCGATGAAGCCGGATCCAAAACTAGTCGATACCGACACACTGGAGTTCATCGATTCGAAGATCCTGCGCAACTACGGTGTGCCGCTGCCGATCTTAACCGGTGATTTCACCGATACACAGTACCAGGCCTTCTATGAAAAAACGCTGGAACCGCTGATCAATTCGCTGAACCAGGTGTTCACGAAAACGTTATTCACGAAAAATGAGCGCAATCATGGAAACAAAATCGTGTTTTATATCAACAACCTGCTGCACATGAGTCCGGAAAAAAGAGTCGAGATGTCAAAAGTTCTGGGCGATCGTGGTGCGCTGACCAACAATGCATTGCTTGAATTGTTCGGATATCCGCCATACGAAGGCGGTGACATACGGTTGCAATCACTCAACTATGTGGATGTAAACATTGCAACTAAATACCAGATGAACCAATCTGGTAAGAAGAAAGAGGTGAACAACGATGAATAAAACAACGCTGTCCGTATCAAAAGATGCACCGATTGTAAGAAGCTATACCACCGAATACCGAGCAGAGTCTGGCAATAAGGTAGTCGGCCTGGCGGCAGTTTATAACAGCCGCACAGCGATCGGTAACTGGTTCTACGAGATCATCGACCGAGGTGCATTCGATGAAACAGATCTGACGGATGTCCTCTTCTGTGTCAATCACGATCTGACCAAGATACCACTGGCAAGAAGCCGCAGGAACAACGGAAACTCCACCATGCAGCTCTTTGTGAATGAGCGTGGTCTAAACATGGAATCAGAAATCGATGTCGAGAAAAACGCTGAAGCCAGCGCATTATACTCGGCCATCGAGCGTGGTGACATCACCGGAATGTCCTTCATGTTCCGGATCAAAGATGAGGTGTGGGAAGATTTAGATTCCGACATGCCAACAAGAAGGATCACCAAGGTAGCTAAAGTGTGGGAAGTAAGTGCGGTCAATTTTCCGGCTTACGAAAGCACTGGAATAGATGCACGTGAAGCTAGGTCGCTGGAGAGCGATTTAAAAGCATTGGAAAATGCTCGTGCCGCTTTGGATAAAGCGAAAAACGAAGTTGAGATGTTGAAGTTAAGAAACAAAATACTGTCTAATGTTCGAAAGTGAGGAAATAACAAAATGAACAAAGAAAGACTAATGGCATTAATAGCAGCAAGACAATCCAAGTTGGATGAGCTGCAAAAACGTTCGGACAGCTCCGAAAATGTAGCTGAATTGCGTTCAATCAACACCGAAATGGAAACGATCAACAAAGAAATTGATGATTTTCGCTCGATGGTTCAAGAAGCTCAACAAGCTGAAGAACTGCGCAGCAAGCAAGCTCAAGTCCTCGGTACCTATGGTGCCAAAAAGGATGAAGGCGAAATCAAACGTGACCAGCAGGTAACTGACGTTGAAAAACGTGCAGCTGAACTCGTAACCACTCGCAAAGTATCCTTCGATGTCGATGAAGTTAAACGTGCGATCACGATCGGATCCGGTGACTTAGCTCAACCGAAATATGTTCAATCAGCTATCAATGACAAGTTCGGTGAAGTATCTTCGATCATCGATATGGTCAAGATCACTCCGGCCGCTGGCATGGGTGAATACGATGTTCCGTATGTAGTGACGTATGCAACCGGTGGCATTAAAGGCGAAAACACTGACTATGCAACTGCAGAACCAACGTTCAAATACGCATCGATCAAGCCGGTTAAGATTACCACGTATGGTGAAGTATCGACCGAAGTCACCAAGCTGACTAATGTTGCATATCTGGCAAAAGTTCGTGAAGCATCGCTGATCGCACTGCGCAAGAAAATTGCCAAGTTAATTCCGCTCGGTAATCCTTCGGCAACTCCGGCAGAAATCACCGGTATCGTCAATGGCGCAGCAATCACTGCATCACCGATTGAAGTAACTGCCATCGATGCAACTACGTTGCGCAAAATCGCCATGAATTATGGTGGTGATGAGAATGTAGTTGGAAACGCTGTATTGTTGTTAAACAAAACAGACTTGATCGCATTCGGTGACGTTCGTGGCACCAACGAAAAGAAGGCTGTCTACGAAATCACACCGGATGTATCCAATCCGAACAGCGGCACCATTAAAGATGGCGGCCTGGCTGTACGTTATGTAATCAACAGCGCATTGCCAGCGTTGAGCGCAGCAGCAACAACGGATGCAACAAAGTGCATGCTTTACGGTGTACCGGCAGCATACGAACTCGCATTGTTTAGTCAGTACGAAATCAAAGTATCCGAAGATGCAGCCTTCAAGAAAGGCATGCTGGCAGTTCGTGGTGATGTCTTAATCGGCGGCAACGTTGTCGTACAAGACGGATTTGTAGTCGTAGCGAAGAAAGTAGTCGGCGGATAAAAAAGGAGTGATAACACATGACAGAGTCGGAAATATTGATTCAAGTTAAAAAAGGGTTGGGTTTCACCGGATCATATCAGGATGACATGCTTAAACTGCACATCCAAGAAGTGAAAGCATTTTTGAAAGATGCCGGAGTATCTCAAACTATCATCGATAGCGCTGACTCTGTCGGTGTCATTACTCGCGGAGTTAATGATTTATTAAACCTTCAGAGCGGCGAAGTTCGATTCAGTGATTACTTTATGAAAAGAGCAATACAACTAGCGATCCGGCCGGCGGAGGTGGTCTGAAATGTATAGACCAAAAGCTGCTGAACAAATGACAACGGTGGTCAAACTGCAAAACAGAGTGACCACCAATGTCAGCGGCGCTAAAAACATCAGTTATGTAGATGCAGCAGATCCGATCCTTTTCTGCAATTTCAAAACCTATGGCGGCAATGAATCAGAGATCAACGGAAAGTTGGTCATCGATAACACCGCTACTGTAGTCACCTGGTATCGACCGGATATCAAAGCATCCGGCCGGATCATTCTACTGAGCGATGACAGCCTGTGGGATATCATCAGCGATCCGGAAAACATTGAACAAAGAAATCAGTTTGTATCGTTCAAAGTTCGAAAAGTCACCGGTGGTGCCTGATGGCCAACAAGATGAAGTTGAGCATGAATGGATTTGAGGACATGCTTGAGCGCATCCGAAAAGCCGGTGGCAGCATTGAAAAAGCAGCGGAAGCAGCGCTGGTCGAAGGTGCTAAACCGTTTCAGGATGACTTGAAAAAAGGGATCATAAAACATCATCGGACAGGCCTAACAGAGAAGGCATTGCAAGAAAATGAAGTGAAATGGGAAGGCAACGTTGCTACACTCGAAGCTGGCTTCAAAATCAGCAAAGGCGGCCTTCCGGCACTGTTTATCGAGTATGGTACACCGAAACAAAAAGCGGATCCGTTTATCCGGCCAGCGATTGAATCCAACACACCGAAAGCGAGAAGGATCCAAAAGCAAGTGCTTTCAAAAATCTTGGAGGAACTTGAAAAATGAATGTGCGTGACATATTAATTCAAACACTTGAACCTCTGGGATACGAAGTCACACTCCAGGGCAGCTACGGTGATGATGAACCGCTGCCTGGATCATTCATCACGTATGTGATCGTAGATTCCAGGGATCGATCGTTTTACAGTAACGATCCAATGTATGCAGAGTATCGAATACAAGTCGTGTTCTACTCTACAGATTTTAATTTAATCAAATCTGTTCCTGATCAGATTTACGAAGCGCTCAAAGCCGCCAAGTTTATCCGACAAAACAAAGGAAGGGATGTTGCCTACAATGCCGAGCATTACGCTTGGCAAGCTGACTATTACTACAATGAAAGGAGTTAGTAATTATGAATTTTGAAGAATTCCAGGGGTTCGATTCCTTATATATCGCAGAGGTAACGAAAGACGATGCCACAGGATTCACAACTTCACTTCCTGAAATGCTGGCACCGGCCGGTGAGATTTCAAGAACCACCGAAACACCGAGTGCAGTGAAGTTCTATGACAACATTCCGTTTATGGTTGTCATTGCTGAAGGTGCGGACACGATCAACTTGACGGTACCGGCATTGCCAATTTCACTAGTTGCAAAATTACTTGGAAAGGTAATTCACACAGCCACCGGCGCATTACTGGACACTGGTGTCACAAAACCGAAGTACTTTGCAATTGGATACCGCCTACGTTTCACCGATGACACATACCGCTATGTATGGCGCTTGAAGGGAACGTTTGCGATCAACCAGGAAGAAGCCAAGTCGCAAGATGATACCACTGATACCAACAATCAGCAGCTGATCTTTACCGGCATTAAAACGAAGTTCAAATTCACGATGCCGGATGCCAGCAAGAGCGGTGGCAAATCTGTGGTCGTGGATGAACGTGATGACAAAGCTGATGTCGCTGACTGGTTTGCACAGGTGGTCACACCAGATACGCTTGCAGCTATCACACCGGCCTAATAAAAGGAGTATTGCATGAAAGCAACTATCAATTTAAAGATTTATGGTGATGGTGATGAGGTCATTGAAGAATTTGAAACTTCACGTGTACGCTGGGGTTTTCTCGAAGATGTGATCGAACTATCCGACAATCTTGAAGGGAAAAACGAAAAAGAGCAAATCCGGATGATGGGCAAGATGGTTCAAATGCTGTTCCCTAATCTGACGGATGAATTACTTCGCCTGGCAGATTACGTAGACATCAAAAACTGTTTCAAACAAATCATGAGCATTGTGAGTCAAATTGAGGGTGCTGAAAAAAACGTGTAAGTGGAGTGGCTGATTCATCAGCTGCTCCACTATCTATGGCACTTTTTGATTTGATCGTATCTTTATGTACAACGTTTCCGTCTCTCAATCCGCTATCCATACGTGAATATGAAGCGTTGGAAGTGATCGGATTAATCAACAAGATGACACGAAAAGGCCGCTTGGCAGAAACACCAGGACAGCCTAAAACAGTAAGAAAAAAAGTGTATGCAGATCAGGTGAACTGGTTCTAAAAGGCAGGTGGTAACAAATGGCAGGTAATGATGTAATCGGCGGAAAATGGACACTCGATGTAACCGATCTTAAAGCTGGAGTATCTGAAGCAAATCGGCTGATTCGTATTGCAGATACCGAGTTTAAAGCAGCCGCAGCCGGCATGGGTGAATGGTCTAAAAATGCGGATGGTTTAACTGCTCGAGCAAAAGCATTGAACACGATCGTAGATGTTCAGCAACAAAAAGTAAATGCGCTCAGTGAAGAATATAAGCGTGTGGCAGCGGAAAAAGGTGAGAGCTCTAAAGCCGCTCAAGATCTGGAAATTAAAATCAACAACGAAACCGCTGCACTTAACAAGAGCAAGCGTGAGCTGGATGAAACCACTATTGCGTTGGATAACTTTGGGAAAGAAACGGTCGACACTGGAAAGCAACAAGACGAGCTGAAGAAGAAAACCGAAGAACTGACAGGAAAGGTCAATGACTTTGCAAAGAAGGCGCTTGTCGCAGTTACCGCAGCCGCAGCCGCAGCCGGTGCAGCCATCCTGAAGCTAGCAAGCGATGCCGGACAGTTTGCGGATGACCTGATCACTATGTCCAACAAAACCGGAATATCCGTTCAGCAGCTTCAGGAACTCGATTATGCAGCTCGCTTTGTGGATGTATCTGTTGAAACAATGGCCGGATCCATGAATAAGCTGACAAGAACAATGGATCAAGCCAGGGAAAGCACAGCCAAAGGCGGTGACAAGCTAAACGATCAAGCGAAAGCGTACAAAGCACTTGGTGTCGAGATTACCAATGCAGATGGAACGCTGCGCAACAACAAAGACGTATTCTATGAAGTCATCGATGCACTCGGACAAATGAAAAACGAAACCGATCGTGATGCACTAGCCATGACGCTGTTCGGTAAATCTGCAACGGAACTCAATCCGCTGATAAAAGCCGGATCCGATGAATTGAATCGACTCGCGCAAGAAGCTCACCAAGTCGGTGCAGTGGTCGGTGATGATGCAGTAACTGCACTCGGACAATTCGATGACAACATGAACATCTTAAAAGCATCAACTGAAGGACTTTCTCGGCAAGCATTGGCAGAATTAATGCCATACATCAATGACCTGGTAAATTCACTCAAAGAAAACATGCCAGCGATCATTGAAGGTATCAAAGGGTTCATTGATTTTATTATTGAAAATTCGCCAAACATGATTGGTTTGATTGGTGGTATAACCGCCGGCTTGCTAGCTTGGAACGTGGTAACAATGGTTCAGGGTTTAATTGGCGCTGTGAAAGCATGGACTGTCGCAACCGAAGGAATGACAATCGCTCAAAAACTTTTGAACATTGTCATGGCCGCAAATCCAATCGGCCTGATCATCACTTTGATTGCAGCGCTGGTCGGATGGTTTGTCACTATGATGGCAACCAACGAAGAATTCCGAAATAAAGTCATCAAAATATGGAATGATGTCTGGGCGAAAATAAAAGAAGTCGGTGACAACATCGGTAAGTTTTTCACCAAAACAATACCGGAAACGCTTGGCAAAGTGGGTGATTTTTTCAAAGACATTGGCAAGTGGATCGTAGAAGGTGTATGGGATGGAATCACTGGCATGGCCAATTGGATCGGTGATAAGATTGGCGGCTTTTTTGGCGGCATTGTAGATAATGTCAAAGATTTTCTAGGTATCAAATCACCTTCAAAAGTGTTTGCCGGCATCGGCGAAAACATGGCGCTTGGTTTAGGTAATGGATTTGCAAGCGAAATGAAAGACGTAAGAAATCAAATACAGGGCGCTATTCCAACAAACATAGGAACTAATATTGGAGTTAACTCGATAAATGGTTCTGACGCACTTGCAAGTGGTTCAAATGTCAATTTTACACAGAATATATACTCGCCTAAACCGCTGACACCTTACGAGGTCTATCGGCAGACTAAAAACGCAAGCCAGCTGTTGGCATTAGGGGTGACAAAATGAGAGAGATAAGATACACAAACGAGCGTGGTCAATCACTGGTCATCAGTGATCAGGACAACTACGCTCTTCTCAATATCACTGGTCTAAATCCGCCAACCGCTATTATACAAACCAACCGCATTGCCAACTTCGATGGTACAACGTTCATCGGATCCGTAGTCAATCAACGAAACATTGTGATCACGTTGCAGCTACTCGGTGATGCAGAGGAAAGCCGCTTGAATTTATATGAGGTTTTTAAAATCAAGCGCAAAGGCACATTCTACTATCGCAGCGACATCATTGAAGCCAGGATCGAAGGCTACGTTGAAGCTGTTGAAGTTGTACCAATGAGCTGGCCGGTAGTGGCCATGATATCACTGGTATGCAACAAGCCATACTTTGAAGCGTTGGATGAGATCATCGCAGATATTACATCCATCGACTCACATCTGGAGTTTCCTCTTGAACTCGTATCCGGCGGAATCGAGCTGGGTACGTTGCAAACATTCCAAGAGGTCAATGTCATTAATCATGGTGATATTCCGGTCGGAATGATTATCCGATTCAGAGCCACAGGTGCAGTGGTCAATCCGAAATTATTGAACACACAAACGCTAGAATTCATTGAGTTAAACACAACGATGGAGACCGGTGATCAAATCACGATCAATACGGAAGTCGGCCAGAAACGCATTGAACGCAATCGTGGCGGAGTCATTACTAATCAATTTAACAGCCTGGTCATTGGATCAACCTTCCTGCAGCTGCATGAAGGTGATAACGTTTTCTATGGCAGCGCAACCAGCGGATCCACCGCATTGCTGATCGAAGTGCAATATCGAACCAAGTATAGTGGGGTGTGATCATGGAACTTTACATCTACAACAAAGAACTAGACCTGATGGGTGTCTTTGACACAGCCAATGCAGTGATCTGGAACCGCCGGTATTATGCGCCTGGTGAATTTGAAATCCATACCGCAGCTACGGAAATAGCGCTGTATCTGATCCAGAAGCAGTACCTCGTTGCGAAACCAGATTCGGTCGAGTTTGGGATCATTGAAAATGTGACCATCGAGCAAACCGAAGAAGGTGAATTCATCAAAGCAACCGGCCGCTTCGGATCATCCATCCTGGCAAGAAGAATTGTGTTCGAAACAACGATCATCAGCGATACGGTGGAAAATGCCATGCGATCGCTGGTCTATGATAACGTGATCAATCCGGACATAGCCGCTCGCGCGATTTCAAACATCGAGCTAGGAACATTGAACA